CGAGGACATTCTTCAGTGCCCATGTAATAATCTCTGTGCCCTTAGGCATCTGCATAATCTGCTGACCTGCAGAGCCAACCAGCTGTAGTATCTCGTAAGAGTTCTGACGATTGATTTCACGTTGCATAAGTCCTGTTGCGCCACATGCGGAAATACGACAGTCACCCTTGACACTCTCGTCTTTAGAGTAAACCATGTTATAGTTGTACAGTAGCTCACCCATTGGTTTGAATATATACTCGTCAATGTTGGCAACGGACGCCTGAATAGCTTTCACCGCATTACCCTGAAGCATTGCAGCACCACGGAAGGTACGGTTAGCACCTGAACCCACGGCAGTTCCATGCAGTGCAGCTGGAATGTTGGTTACTCTGTCGGCTAAGTCCATGAAGTAACTCATCATTGCCTGATACTGTGGTACAGCGCTTGGCACTGTGTAGAAACGCAGTGCAGGGTTTGAAGTTGGTACATCAGCAGAAGCAAGGTAGATTGTATTTGGCACAATCTTGTTTATGTCCTCGTTGCTCATATACTTGGACAGACGAGTGTAGTCTGCTTCTGTAATAGGACCTGAGGAGTTATAGGCGTTAATCATCAGATAACGCAGGGCACTCATATAGGCACGCTCTACGTCACGTACTCGCTGTGCAATGGAATAACTTGGTATTCTGTCCTGTGTCTTGTAGAAACTTGAAGTAAATATAGGTCTGATATTAAGATTAGGGTTCTTATGTACCAGTACCTGAATGGTATGCCTACCAATAACTGTAACCTGTGCATTGTAGAACTCAAGATCCTCAACGTCGGTAACGCCATAGTCCCTAAGCTCAGAGCCCTTGAAATAGCCATAATGGATCAGCACGTCTACGGTAGCAGTGCAGTTGTTCCAATTCAAAAGCCTCTCGTCAGGCTGCTCAGGGTTCTCTGAAAGCCAACGAAAAATAAAGTCAGTACGAGAGGTCTCGTCCAGTACGATCTTGATATTGTCTGCGTTGTAGGAAGGCATACGCATAGCGTCAAGAAGCTGACGTCTTGTCCAGCGCTGACGAACGAACACACCTGTACCACGCTGTGTGTCAGGGCTGTCAGGTGAATACCAGAAGTCCCATGGAGACACAGACTTGAACTCGTAGAAAGTCTCCTGCTTTACGGTATAAATATTACCGTTCCATACAGGTCTTGCCTTAACCACAGGCACTGGTCCCTGCAGAACTGCATAAGGGTAAACCGTGAAGTCTGAGGTGAATGAGTACATGGCGTTGTTCCAGCCACCCTCGATACACTGATCGGTGATCAGACGCTCCATGTTCTCGGCACAGCTCTTGGCAATATCCTGCTGTTTACGGATAAAATCAGCCTTAATGGTCTTGGCAAGCGCCATAACGTCATTAGGCTGTAATTCCATAGGAGACGCTGACAGAGTTTGAAGCAGCTGATTGGCAGCCTCTTCCTCGTTGGCAGCTGATAAATCTGAGACAGGTGTTGGTTCAATCACCCAAGGTATCTGATTTGCCTGAACTAAAGACTCCAAGAGATATGACTGCACCAGTCCTGACTTCATAGCTGTGAGGTTCACGTAGGCATTTACACCAAGTTCCTCCACAATCTCACGGTCAGCAGGTCCAAGTATACCATTGTACTGCTCATAGCACTCACGCAGGGTCTCACGCAGATTACGGTCGCCGAGACGTTCCATAGTCTGCCAGCGTGCAGCCTCATTGAAGCGTGTAATAACAGTACGTGCCAACTTATCAAGCGAAGCCTCAGGTACTTCTATATTATCGCGGGCGTAGTCATATACACCTGTAGAACTTATCTTGGAATCTTCCATTACATAATCCTCCGTAGTACACTGCGTCTGCGTGATACCTCACGTATCACAGGTCTTGCGTCTATAGTCACGAGGTCATCACGCTGTACACACAGACATGCGTATTGTAGTGCGTCCGCTATATGTGAGTAATTGTTCTTCTCAGGCTTAGGATCATAGGCTTCTTCGATACTTCCCATAACTCTAAGTTTCTTATATCTATAACCGCCCTGCATGGCTTTAATCAGCAGATTGCAGTTACTTGAAATTACAAGTCCACCGGCTCTCTTGTTCAACAGTAAGTCTACAGCACGTATACGGGTTTTAGGATCATTGGTCTTTGGCATATAAACCTGGAAACCATGCTCCTGAAGGTGCTGACTTGGGGACAATCCTGTGTAGCTGTCCTTAGCATTAGCCGGATCACATGAGATAATTATAGTATTTGTACTGTATTTCTCTGCGATCAAGTTCAAAAATGCCTGCTCGATAAAGGCTTCCATGCCCATATCTTCACCGTAAAGCTCGTCTAATACCACCCAGTTGCTCCCCTGTTCCTGCATAAATACGGTAGCAGGGTGAATACCTGAAGTATCATAACCCACAATCACAGTTTTATACGGTATAACAGGCAATGCTGAGCGCGCCACATGTGCATCCATATTGAATAGGGTAAATACCGGTTTACCGTCACGCATAGGTACATCAAGCATACAGAACAGAGAGTCAATCATATCCTGTCTGCCCTTAAGCTGCAGCGCCTTAATCTGATTGTCGTAGTAGTCTACGCCCTTGTCATGCAGAAACTGCTCCTGTTTCTCATGGGACCATGTATGGAAGTCCTCAGGTTTCTTCTTAGCACCAAGATTGCGTAGGTTCTCAGCATTGTGATTAAGCTCATAGGTCACATTCCCATGCTCGTCAGTATGCTTAAAGGCAGCTGGAGGCTGGTGCAGGATCATATAATTTGAAGGTGGACGGGCATATAAATCTAAAAGCCAGTGCCCCTGTGGAGGCTGGTTGGTATCAATCAGCACGCCCGCGTAACTACAGCCACCCATGTTCTCAGTTGGATAACGACCAATACGACCAAGTATTGCCGTGAATACCTCAAAGTCAATGGAGGTCGCCTCATTGATAATGGCGAAAGTCCAGTTGGCTGACTTAATCTTTTCAGCGTCCTGTGCAGTCTGCAAAGCCTGTAGAGCAAACTCTACGTCACAGATAGTACCGTCACCCTCATGCCAGGCACGACCCTCTGCAAGATAATCATAAGGTCCGTCGCCCACAGGGAAACGGTAATGCCCAAGAATAGGAGAGCCTGCGGAACGTACCGTACCAAACTGCTCAGGAAAAACCTCAAGAATAGAGTTACGTGTGGTGGAAGTAAGCTCAGGGTACGTGCCGCGCACTACGCCTATACGGGTGTATCGTACACCGTCAGGTGCCGGAGCCTGCGCAAGACAGTAATACTTGGCGTCATTCATAATCATACAGGTCTTGCCTGAGCCAAAAGGACCATCAACAAGCTTAACAAAAGCGTCAGACTCGTGGAACTTCAGACCTGTGGCAGACGGTACGTAATTGAAATCAGCAATCGTTGGCATTAGGCTTAGCTCCGAATATCTTGTCTACGAGGTCGTTGTATGGGAACTCACCCAACTGATGACCGCTTGAGCAGATTGCATTATGGATATATGCAAGGTCGATTATCTGATGTGCGAGAATTTCAGCAGCGTGCTCCTCCTTCTCTACAGGACAGCGTGCGTCTCCAATCTTCTCATACTTCTCACACTGATCTAAAAGTTTCTCATAAAGCTCCAGCGCCTGGTCTAAGAGCTTCATGCGTACACCCTCGTCCATTTTGATAGTCTTAGCCAGGGACAGCACATTAAGCTGTTTTCTAATCTCTAATGGAATACCGCTGCAATGGTGCTGTATAGGTTGAATATGGTCTCTTAGCATGGTTTAGTCCTCTGCGTCTACCACATTAACCTGTGGCTGATTGATTAAGTGCTTAAGTTTTGGATTGTTCATCTTAGGGATATTAAAGGCAATATTCACTGTATTACCCTGTGCTGCAGCCTGTGCTTTAACAACCTCAGGAGGCTGCTCAAGCCCTGAAGATTTCAGGAGCATACCCAAAAGTTTAATCGACAGGTCGTCGTCCAGAGCGTTCATAGTTGCCTTCTTGAACATAAGCTCCTGCAGCTCGATAGCCATAGCCTCTGCACGTATGCGTGCGCCCGCCTGTGGCCCCAATTCCTTGATACGCTTAACCTCAGCCTGCACAATAGACTGGAACATAGGCAGTGCCAATAGTGCCTTAAACTCAGCGTCCGAGATATGATGTGCCTGCGCTATGTCATGCGCCGTGTACGTTGTACCGC